CAGCTTTAACCTGCTTGGTGTAGGCCATAGCACGAGCCAGACCTTTGGTGTAACGAGCGGACAACGAGTCATACAAGTTGTCTTCGATAGCTTCTTCAGTCAAGCTGAAGCCCAAAGCAATGGTTTCGTGGTTGTAACGAGCAGTCCATGCTTCTTGTGCGTTGTCATAAGCGATGGCGGAGCCTTCGTTCTTAACAGGTGCAGCAGAGAAGCCAGACAGCTTGGTTTCTTCTTCGAAAGAACGCTCAGAAGTCTCGGTTTCGTAGATTTCTTTGTGCTCTTCGCCGTAACGTGCATACTCCAAACCGAACAAAGCGTTCAGGCCGGGGAGCAGCTCTTTCAATAGTTGTGCGCGTGAAATAGCCATGATTTAAGCTCCTTATGCTACGTAGTAGCGGTGTGCGCCGAAGTTGAACTTAACCAACACTTCGGGGGTTTCGACCAATGCAACACTACCAGCGACTTGAGTTGTAACCGCAGTCACGGTGAGGGTTGTATTACCAGTGGTTGTCACGGTAGAAGAAGCGCTCAGGGTAGCACCTGTGAACTGCAACTGACCGCCTACCACGTTGAACACATCAGTGCCGATTGGCAAGAAAGTGCCCACGGGCAAACCAGACACAACAACCGAAGTTGCCGCAGGAGCGCCGCCAGACACGTATGTGCCCGAAACGGTGATCTGTGTGTCAGGAACCAAGTTCAAAACACGGAAGCCGCCGCCAGAAGCGTTAGCAGACGCGCCGACCACAGACATGCCACTGTTGCCAGTAGATGCAGAGCCAGTTTGTGTGCCGCCAGCCATGTTAGCGCCAACCAAGATCGAAGAAGCCGAGCCGATAACTGCACCGCCAGCGGTGGTAGAAACAGCGACCTTCATCACTTGATCAGGATCGTCACCGATGATGGCAGTGATGTCGCCAGCGGTAACGTTGCCGGGGTAATATTGCGACCACAAACGTTGCTTGGTCGTGGGGTTTGTGTAATAGCAACCCAAGAAAACACCGACCGTTGTATTGGTGGTGCTAACAGGATAAGTTGCAATCACAACATAGCCAGCAGACAAAGTAACCAGATCGCCGTAAAACAGCGGTGTGCCGTAGTTGTACTGGATAGGTAGGTTACGAGTGGAACCCGCAAACACCTGTCCACCGATCAGATTGACCGGTTTAACGCCGTAAGGGGCGTCAATGGTGGGATAAGCCATAAAAGACTCCTATGAAGATTTAAGTGCCTTTGCCAAAGCTCGTCGAGGACTTCCGTTCATTGAAGATCGGCATCCGCGCATCGCTTTGACGCATCAAATTGTTATCTACAGCCTCTTCCTGTGCTCGCGTCATGTCGGTGAAATGCTTCGTCCGCTGTGCGACAAACTCAGTAGGAGTCTTGCAAAGTAACAATCCGCCAATCTCAATGCTGTCTTTGAAACGGCTATTGGGATCGACTAGCAGTTTAAATTTGGGCTGCTCTTCAACACTCACCACCTCCCAACCTTCGCGCAATTTGGCGGAGAGGTTACGAGGATCAGCAGCATTCAAAGTAGAAACCCGAATCCATCTGTACGCAAAGCCCGGAGCCTTATCGGGTTCCGGTAGAAGTTCCGCCTGCTGCCACTGCTTGGGGCGCTCTTGAGAAGTTCTACTTGTAATCTCGCGTTGTAATCTGCTTTCAGCCATTTTAGGCCTCCAATTTCATGAGTTCACGAGCATATTGCTCGTTGGTTAATCCAAATTTCTTTGCCAAGCCCACCTGCGTCTTAGAAAGAACCACTTTTTTAGGAGCGGTGCTCCGTTTCGCTGGTGCGACCACCGTGCTTGGTTTTGTACGCTGAGGTTTTTCGTCCTCATCGTTAGTAGAAGCGCTAGCAAATTCTTCTGGGAATCGGCGTTGAACTTCTCTGTCTATCGCTTCATAGTACTCATCTGTACCGACGAAACCTCGACCATATTTAGCCTCCAAATCCTCGTGGACGCCTTCAGCATATCTGCGCATAGATCGTTTATTTTGATCAACGAACCACGGGTTTTTTGACACCCATGACGCAACTTTCGGGTCCATTTGAGGGTTTTGAGGCCTCTGTGGGGTGAGTTGTACATCATTTTCTTCGTTTTGTACAGTAGGCTTGAAATTTTTTGCTTTATCAAGCTTAAGCTGAGCACGGATCATCTCCTGCTGAGCTTCAAGTAGTTTGTCGGAATCGCCTGAATCGTAGGCTTCCTTGTAGTTGCGGCTAGCCTTATCTACCTCCATCTCAGCGCTGGTCTGATATGTGGAAATAAGCTCTTTTTCGCCTGACTGCAATACGCTCTTGAGCTTGCGGTTCTCGTCGAGAATACGCTGGGCAACGGCCAAAGCCTCCTGTTGCTCACGCAGTGCAGCCTCTTTCTCCCTACGCTCGTCGTGCCAAGCCTTCTTGTACTGCTTGAATTTGAGCTTCACGTTATGGGAGTAATCTTCAGAGTCGTCGGCTTTCTCCAAGTCCTCTTTGATACTGTTCGGAAGAGGTTCTACGAACCGATCTTCAGCAGGTGTGTCATCTTTGACGTCGATTTTGATCTCTGCGTCATCCCCCTCAATCGAGATATCAAGAGTGTCTTCGGCTTTAGCCTTTTCATCTTGCTCGTCGGGGAACTTGTAGCTATCGCTAAATTTAGGCATGTGCGCTCCTTATTTGCGTTTGATGCCGCGTGGATCGTCAACAATACCTTCTACAGTATCGTCGTTGATGATGCGGAACTCTCTACCGTGGATGACCAATCGTGAGCCAGCGTAGGGCCGGACCAAGATGAAGTCGCCTTTTTTACACCAAGGTCCTGTGGGGAACTTTGTTGTATCTTTGTAACAGTCTGGGCCAAGCTCTACGACAAACAAGACGGTTGTGAGCGTCTCTTCGTTGCGCATGGTTTCATCTGCTTTGATCAAACCAACCTCGCTGTCCTCATACTTTGCTTCCGCCTCTGGGATAGCACAAAGAATCCGATAGCCCGATGGTTTGGGTAACTGCTTCGCTTTTTCCTCTGCTTTCTTATGCATCAAGGCCGATAGATCGACTGCTTGACTCAAATCCAACGTTGGTGTTTCACTCATCCGAGTTCTCCATGTTTTTTGTCAGGTCTGTGATGTTTCTACGTGCTGTGAGTAGACCTGTAATAACCCCACATTGCTCGCAGTAGTCAGAGTAGTCCTTGGCAGATTTGGCTCCCAAGTTCTCCTCAATTTGTTTGACCTTCTGGTCAATCTGCTGGACTATCGCCTCCAGCGCTTGTTTAGTTTGGTACATCAGTCACCTTTCTTTGGTTTCTGTTGCTGTTTTGCCCGGCTCTCAGCCTGCATGCGGGCAATCTCTTTCTGCGTGTTGAGCATCATCTGGTGCTTCTGCATGTCCATGCCGGTTGTGAAGCCAGCCTGCTCGTGCGTGTGGTCGCGCTGCTGTTTGTCAGCTTGCGCCTTCATAGCGATCTTCACGCCCTCAGTCTCCTGCTGCGCATTGATCCGCTCACGCTCAATCTGCAACTGTGCCTGCTTGAGCATGACATCCGCCTGATCTTTAGCCGCCTTGCGTTGCTGCTCTTGGGCTTTAAGCTGGAGTTCTTGCTGCTGCAACTGGATGAGTGGGTCCTGCTGCATCTGCTGGTTCTTCTGCTGCTGGGCTTCTTGCTGATGCTGCTGCAACAACTGCTGTGCAGCCTGCGCAGCCATCTGAGACACCTGCACCTCCATCTCTGGAGACATGTCGATCTCGTCCGCGTCCTCGTTGTACGGAGGCAGGGTCTGGCCCATCGACTGCTCAATCTGCTTGCGCATCTCCATACCCAAGTGCTCAGCAATGTGGGCTGAACCTGCCGCCATAAGCTGCTGCATCAACTGAGGGTTTTGACCAATCAGCTGTTGAACTTTGGGGTCTTGCGCCATAGCCATGTGAACAGCGATGTGAGCCTTGTGATCTTGGTACATGAACGCTTTAACGGGCTTGTTCATCAACAAGTTCTGGTTCTCTGTGACAGGGTCACGAGGCTTCATGTCATCGTGTATCGGCACGAGTTTCTGGTAGTTCTTGATGCCCAGCACGTCGAGCATCTGGCGATGCAAGAGAGGCAGGTCATACAACTTAGGCGCAGTCTGCGCAAGCTGCAACGCAGCCTGATACTGAACAACTTTCTGCGCCATAGTCGCAGCGTTAGGATCGCTCACCGGGATGACATCGACCTGATCGTAGTCAGACTGCTTCGCACGACGCCCGCCCTCAATAGGCTCGTAGCTGTACGTAGGAGGGGTGTAGTCACGGATGATGTTCTTCAAGAGCCTGAACTCTTGCTTCATCGAGTAGTGGATGCGCGCCTGAACAGCCGACATCGTCTTGAGCTGACGCTCAAGGATAGCCAGAGTCGTGCCCACCGGAGCTTGCGCCGACATGTCTGACGTCTGCAACTCCACAGCGCCAGCGAACTTGCGGCCTTCATCAATGATCTGGTTGAGCAGCGCCGCCAAGACCTGTGATGGCTCTTTGTACGGCAGAGGCATGATGTTGTCACGCATCGTGCCGCTAGGAACATCTACATCACGGAATTCGCCGGGGGAGATCGGGGTGTCATCACCTTTGGTGCGGAGTCCTCTAGTTTTAAAACCACCGGGGAGGTTAGATAGAGTTCCAGCGTCAACAAGCTGACGAAGAATAGAAGTGCCAGATTTAGCAAAAGCACCAATGAGGTGGACAAGGCCAAAATTGTAAAAGCCAAAGCCGGGAATGTAACCGTAATGGACGAAGTGGGTGCGTTTTTGGCAGAGTTCGTCGTCCGGCTCCCAGTTGCGGCGGATCGCAAGGATGTTCGTAGTGCCTTTTTCAATCGTGACGATGTACGGTAGCGCGATACCTGTCTTTTCCCCGCTGTCTTCGTCTTTGTGTTCATAGCCTTTGAGGTCTAGATCGACCTGCATCTCCAAGAGTTTGAACCGGTCATCCTGCGTTGCCCGAAAGCCCATTTTCTCCGCGATACGCTTCTCAACTTCGTCCATTGTCTGGGTGGGTTCACCCAAGTCAATATCACGGTAGAAGCCCTCGTGCTGCAGCCGCTTAAGATCATTCTTGTTCTTGCGCATCACGTGCGTAATACGCTCCGCATCAGCGAGACTCGACGCACCATAAGGCACGACCACATCTTCTGCTGGCGCATACATAGACACCTGACGATCAAGCGACGGGTCGAAATACACCTTCTTGAACGCGTTACCCGCAAGGCCCAAGCCCCACAGCATGCGCTCATGCTCAGGCCTGTACTCTTTCATCACGTCCGTGAGCTGATGGTTCATGTCTTCCTGAACCCGCTCTGCAGCATCTTTCTTCTCAGGGGTTTCTTTGCCGATGATCTTCGTCTTGACAGGCCCCATCGCAGGGAATGTCTCCATCATCGTCTCAGCTTGGAACTTCACAACTGCTTCGGTCAGCAGCGGGTGATACACGCCGCAAGCGCCGGGCCACGGCTCAGACCTCTCTTCAATCTTCAAGCCCAAAAGCTCCAGACCATCAACGTAGGTCTGCACCCAATCTTTACGAGCGGCTATATCAGACTCAAAATCTCCGATCAACTCGCCAGCAAGTGAGGCAAGAACATCATCAGGGATGTCTTCGGCTAGGTTTTTACTGAAGTCATCGTCTTCATCTGTCGGCTCAATCTCGATCTCTACGTCACCGGCTTGGATGCGCACGGACTCAGGGTCCTCGATCTCAATCTCGATTGGCTCCTCCATGCCGCCCAACTGATCTAGCCCTTGGGGGGCCTCGTACAGAGCTTTGTCAATATTCGTTGCCATGATGCATCCTTAATAGTACGCGGCCTTCTTGCGGTACTGTTTCAAAAAGTTATCTTCCGGCTCATCGGTCGGAAGCCGTAAAAACCCACCCTGCCGGAATCTTAACAGTGCGAGTGTTGTAGAGTCCACCAAGTCGTCGTTGGTGCCAGCTGGGAAGTCGTTGCACTCTTCTATTACTTCCTTAGCCCACCTGCGGTCGGGCGCAAACACAATGCCAGATGCAAACAAGTCGGACACCGCGTTCACTCGCGCTATTTTGTCCTGACCTTTGCCCGGAGTAAACTCCCCTACAGGCACGCCCATGCGCCTAAACTCCTGATACAGGGCCGATCCGTTAGATTTCTTCTCAACCATGAACGCATCTGGCTGCCACTCCCTGTACTCCTCCAGCACCAGCTTCTTCAGTTCTGGATACTCCATGCGTTTCTTGATCGCATTCAGGAGAATGATGGCGAAATTCTGAGTTTCCTCGTTGTAGAACACGCCCCACGTCGTCAAAGCGTTATAGTCTGCTCTGGTAGTGGCTTCCTGAGCCGCGTCGAGCGACATAATGATGAACTCGCATTCGGGAGGGTTTTCCTTTTCCCAAATTTGCCACCATTCACGCTTAATCAGCGCACCCTCCTCTGAAGTGGGCTTTTGCATGTACTGCGCGTTCCAATACCGGATGTCCAGAGCCGCCTTTTTAGACAACAACTCCTCAACATCCCAGAATTCTGGCCAAAGCGCCTCTCCATCTTCTTTAATGGCAGGGAACTCGACCACTTCCCACGCATCTACGTCTTCATTGCGTTCAGTTTGCTGAACAATCATGCCCGTCAGGTCCAATTTGGACCAACGTGTCATCACAATAATGATTGCGCCTCCCGGCATAAGACGCTGCAGAGGGCCTGACTGGAACCATTCCCAAGCAGGTAGGAAAACGTCTGGCCTGCCTGTCTTAGCCTCCTGCTCTGAGTGGGGATCATCAATAATGAACAGGTCAGCACCACGGCCAGCAAGAGCACCGCCGACACCGATAGCAAAATACTCACCATTAAAATTCGTACCCCAGCGAGAAGCGGATTTTGAGTCACTTTGAAGCTCGACTTGCGGAAATATGCCCTTATAAGCGTCCGATCCAACGAGGTTACGCACACGACGGCCAAAGTTAACAGCCAAATCTGCCGTGTGAGACCCCATGATAATTTTTTTCTGAGGATATTTACCGAGAAACCATGCGGGCGCAAGATAGGATATGAGCTCAGACTTACCGTGTCGTGGAGCAATATTAACAATGACGCGTTTTTTCTTGCCTGCAGCAATATCTTCGAAGATTTGAATAAGTTTAAGATGGTGAGGTCCGACTTTATAGCCCGGATAGACATGCTGTATGAAGTCAAGGAAGCTCTCCTTACCCAAACTCTGGGTCATCTGGGCATCGTACTGTTTCAAAAGCTCAAGCGTGCGTCTTTTCTGCTTGTCAGGCATGGCTGGCAAGGCTTGCCGCAGCTTAAAAATAGCTTCAGGCGTCAGTTTTTGCATCGTTCTTTATCACTTCACGAGCTTCAACGTCGATGACCTTATTCTCAAGGCTTTGTAAGGTCTCCAAAAGCTCTTTTTCTACCTCTTCGGCAGTCAAAATCTTGTGCGTAACCTCTGAGCGTTTCTTAAATGCGTCTACGCCGTCTACTTCACCCAGTTTAGACAGTGCGGCAACCCTTACTTTGGGGTCCCGAGCATGCTCCACCTCATGCACAAGCTTATTCACCACATACATTTTTAGGTCAGACAACTCATCCACGATGGACACGTTCATCTGAGCGACCATACCCGCAAGAAACGCTAATGTTTCATTGGGGTAGTTAGCAAACTCGGGTCTATGGGCGGGGTCCTGCGCCATCTGACGAGCTAGGGCTGTAGCTTGTTCGGCGTTTTCTTTGGTGGGGGTGAGTTCCTGACCTGTCAGGTCGGACATGAGCTTGATGACATTGGCCCGCATCTGCAGTTCTTCAGCAGGTGATAGCTCTGGAAACGCCTCTCTGGCGTTCTGCGGCAGAGGAATGTTTTCCTCAATGTTCGGCATTATCTGGTCCATGTCAGCGAAGGCTCCTTCGGCAGTTGTTTCAAATGTAACAGAAAAATATATCTTTGTGCAAGAGGAGGTTTGGGTCCCATGACGGGGGGGTGTTTCTAGGTGGGTTTGGATTGACCGGCATGTGTAATTGGACGGGGTGGACAGGATGGACGGGTTTGTGGAGATTTTAATTGCCTCTAAGTGCTGTGTAATTCGTGAGGGGAGATTAGGAAAAATGTGGAG